CCTCAATATTGTTTTGCTTGTGGCTTGCCTTTTATCAGTAAGCATAAACATTCTCGATGTTGGTCTTGCAACAGTACAAATACTATAAATTGTTTTGGTGAAAAATATGAGCAGTCCTTACAAAGAGTTTCTAAAAACAAAAGGGATCAAGAATGACGAAGAGGGTTTCAAGCCATTATGGATACCTGATTTTTTATATGATTTTCAGAAAGAACTTGTTGAGTGGTCTGTAAGAAAAGGAAGGTCTGCTATATTTGCGGATTGTGGGCTTGGTAAAAGTATAATAGAATTAGTATGGGCTAAGAATATTGTGAGGAAAACTAAAGGTAATGTTTTGTTGCTTACACCCCTTGCTGTTGGTGCCCAGATGATCGAGGAGTCGAAAAAGTTTGGAATTAAAAATGTAAAGCGTTCGAAAAAAGGAATTGTTAAAAGTAAAATAACAATCAGTAATTATGAAAGATTGCATTATTTTAATCCTAATAATTTTGTAGGGATTATTCTTGATGAGAGTTCAATATTGAAAAATTTTAATGGGGCGACTAAGCATAAAATAAATATATTTATACGGAAGATTAGATATAGATTATTAGCCACAGCCACAGCGGCTCCAAATGATTTTATAGAATTAGGTACATCAAGTGAAGCTCTCGGCTATCTTGGGTATATGGATATGCTGTCTAAATTTTTTAAGAATGATCAGAATAATTGTGCTCTTAATACACGGACACGTTTTAAGGAGATTGTAAAATGGAGGCTCAAAGGACATGCCCGTGATTCGTTTTGGAAATGGGTTACAAGTTGGTCAAAATCCGTTAGGCTTCCTTCTGATATGGGGTACAAAAATGGAGGTTTTGTACTGCCGGAATTAAGCGAAACAGAATACAATTTGAATGTATCCCGCAAGCCTTTAGCAGGAAGTTTTTTTACTTTACCGGCAAGAGGGCTTAAAGAAGTTAGAGATGAGCGGAGAGCAACGATTAAAGACAGGTGTGAAAAGGTTGCTGAGATAATAAATAATACAAAAGATTATGCTGTCGTATGGTGTAATCTGAATGATGAGGGTAATTTATTAGAAAAATTGATTCCAGATTCAATACAAATTAGTGGTAGAGATAAAGATGATGCAAAGGAAGATAAACTAATTTCTTTTACTCATGGTGATAATAGGGTATTAGTGACAAAGCCAAAAATAGGGGCTTGGGGATTGAATTGGCAGCACTGTAATCAGGTGTCGTTTTTTCCGGCATATAGTTATGAGCAATATTATCAGGCAATTAGACGTTGTTGGAGATTTGGGCAAAAAAGACCTGTTCAGGTACATCTTGTATATACAGAGGGTGATAAATACTCGATAAAAAATTTAAGAAGAAAGCAAAAACAAGCTGATGAAATGTTTACTAATCTTGTTAGAGAAATGAATAATTCGTTACACATACAAAATTTAACAGAATTTAATAAGAAAGTGGTGGTTCCAAAATGGGAGTAATATCTCAAATAATTACTAAAAATTATGCTATTTACAATGGTGATTGTATTGAAGTTATGGGTGATATGGAAAAGGATTCTATTGATTTATCTGTGTATAGCCCTCCTTTTTGTGGCTTGTATCATTATTCGAGTAGCGAGAGGGATTTGTCGAATTCAGATAGCTATGAAGATTTTTTCGATCATTATAGATTTGTTGTTAAAGAATTATTTAGACTGACTAAAAGTGGTAGATGTTCTGCTGTACATTGCTCAGATATACCGAGTGGGAATTCTGGCAAGGATCATCTTGTAGATTTTCCGGGTGATATAATTAAGTTGCATAAGGAAGAAGGTTTTAATTATATAGCAAGGCATTGTATTTGGAAGGAACCTTTAGCAGTTCGTAATAGAACAATGCAAAAATGTTTAGCTCATAAAACTGTAGTTGATGATTCTATTTATTGTGGTGTGGCTTCTGCTGATTATCTTTTAATATTTAGAAGAAAGGGGGAGAATAAAAAACCAATTATACATCCGAAGGGATTGCTTTCTTATCATGGCGAAAGGAAAATACCGAGTGAAGTATTAAAATTCAAAAACCATATCGGCAAGCAAACAGAAAATAGATATTCTCATTGGATTTGGAGGCAATATGCAAGTTCTTTTTGGGATGATATCAGGCTTAAGAATGTTTTACCCTATAAAGAAGTAAGGGAAGAGGATGACGAGAAGCATGTACATCCATTGCAATTAGATGTAATAAATAGAATTATTGTTTTACGTTCTAATCCTGGAGAGATTGTTTTTACACCATTTATGGGAGTAGGTTCAGAGGTTTATTCAGCAGTGCAGAATAAAAGAAAAGGAATAGGTATTGAATTGAAAACGTCTTATTACAGACAAGCTGTTAGAGTTATGAAGTATGTGGGGAAACGAGAGGATTCAATTGTATAATTATGACAAAAGGATTTTTCAAAACTTCGAAATTACAGAGTAAGCAATTGCCGCGAATTCCTCATTGTGGTTTGTGTGGTCTATATAAGCATTGCAAGTCCCCGAAAATGCAGCCGACAGGTAAAGGGAGAAAAAAGATATTGATAGTGGCCGAAGCTCCGGGTGCTCAGGAGGACAGAGATAATATTCAGTTGGTAGGCAAGGTAGGGAAATATCTGAGAAAGTCATATCTAAAACCGTTAGGTATTGATTTGGATTTGGATTGTATCAAGACTAACGCTATCATTTGCCGTCCACAGGATAATAAGAAGCCGGACGATAATATGATAGAAGCCTGCCGACCTAATCTGATGAAGACAATTAAAAGATACAAACCAAATGTGATTCTATTGTTGGGGGAAGTTGCCTGCAAATCTTTGCTTCCGGTTGTGTATAAAAATGAGATTGGTAAGATAAGTCGCTGGAGAGGATTTTGTATTCCCTGCACAGAGCCAAATGCTTGGATTGTTCCATCATTCCATCCATCATATATTTCAAGGATGCATGATAGTGTATTAGACAAGATGTTCAAAAAGCACTTGAAATTGGTCATATCAAAAGCAAAGAGCAAACCTTGGGAGGATATACCTGATTATGAAAAGAAGATTGAGGTAATATATAAACCCTCTCAGGCTGCTAAGATAATCAGGGAAATGATAAGCAAAGGTGGTTCAGCAGCGGTTGATTATGAAATGAATTGTTTGAAGCCTGAAGGAGAGGGCACGGAAATAGTAAGTTGTTCGATTTGCTGGAGGGGCAGGAGAACAATTTCTTATCCTTGGCAAGGGGAAGCTATTGATGCTACTGATGAATTCCTAAGGTCACCAATGCCAAAGATAGCAAGTAATTTGAAAATTGAGGATCGATGGACAAGAGTAAAACTGGGGCATCCTGTTATAAATTGGTATTGGGATACGATGGTCGCTGCTCATGTTCTGGATAATCGTCCGGGTATTACAGGTCTCAAATTTCAATCGTTTGTTCTATTGGGTGCGAAATCTTATGACGATCATATCAAACCGTTTTTGAAATCTACAGGAAAAAGCAAATTCAACCGGGTGCGTGAATTAGATTTGGGGGATTTGCTTTTATATGGTGGCCTTGATAGTTACTTGGAATATTGGGTGGCTATGAAACAAATAAAACTTATGGAGGCAAGAAAATGAAAATTGAAACAAATTATGTAAGGCAAATGAAAGAATTTCATAAGGCTTTTGAAGTTCCTATATCGAACTGTCCTGTTTTGATAGATAGTAAGGGTTTCATAAGACGATTAAGTCTGATAACATCTGAAGTTGGTGAGTTGGGTGATGCTATTAGGCAGAAAGATATTGTTGAAATAGCGGATGCTTTGGGTGATTTGCTTTACGTCACTTTTGGAATGGCCGTTGAAATGGGTTTGGATATAGATAGGATTTTTACCGAAATTCATTTATCTAATATGAGCAAGGCTAATGAAGATGGTTCTGTGAGTAAGGATGAAGGTGGGAAGGTTTTGAAATCGAAAAGATATAATCCTGTAGATTTATCTTGGGTAAAAAATGAAACCAATAACTAACCAGGCATATAAACTAATGCACGACGGTTGTGTTGCTTTGTCCCAGGTCGAAGCAAATGGGATACGTATAGATACAGATTATCTGGAGAATGCGATAAGGAGGACTTCTAATCGAATAAAGAATTTAACGCAGGAAATTAAAGGTCATAAAATATACAGGAGGTGGAGGAAGCAGTATGGTTCCAAGACTAATTTAGGGAGTAGGGAACAGTTGGGTAAGATACTATTTGATGTAATGAAATATGATTGCCCTTCTCGTACTAAAATATCAGGACGACCACAGGCGGATGAGGATGCTTTGAAATCGACAGGCTTGAAATTTGTTGATTCATATTTGCAATTAGAGAAATTAAAAAAAGCAAAAAGTACATATTTACAGGGAATTCTTAGAGAGACAACTGATGGGTTTCTACATCCGAATTTTCCTCTTCATTTTGTCCAGTCGTATCGTGGAAGTAGTGACCATCCGAACTTTCAAAATATTCCTATAAAAGACCCTGAATTTGCGAAGTTGATTCGACGAGCTTTTATTGCACGCAGGAATCATCAAATTTTGGAACTTGATTTTAAGGGAGCAGAGATTTGCTCGACTACTTGCTATCATAAAGATCCGATGATGATTAAATATATAGAGAATCCAAAATTAGATTTGCATCGTGATATGGGAGCTGAATGTTATATGGTCAAGAAGAGTCAGGTTACTTGGGGTATTAGGGATTGTGGGAAAA